TTGCTGAAGATGCATTAGGTACTGATATATTTATAAAACACGCATTAAAAAATTGCAATGGTAATCCTGAGGATTATGTTTACGGAAAAAAATATTTAGCATTACAATAAATAATATGATAAACATAGATACAAGGCTTTTAAATCAGGTAACACCTGACCAACTTTACCTACTCTGCCAGATAGTTAATTTTATGAATGAGAATAAAATGTGTTTTCCTTCAAACAAAAAACTAATAATGCATAGTAAATTTTCAGAATCTAAAATTTTAAGAGTTAAAAATGAATTGGTAGCTAAGAAAATTATAAGCGTTAAGCAAAGATTTAGAGCAGATGGCAGCCAAACATCTAACCTTTATAGAATAGAATCTGATTACATTGGTGTGTTTGTAACAGGTAAAAATATGTCAAATTTGGATACCTCCCCATTCACTGATGAAGAGGGGGACACCTTCACCACTGAAGGGGGGACACCTTCAAGACAGAAGCCCCTTGAAGTATTAGCTAATAGAAGTATTAACAACAAAGAAGTATTAGTAGGTTGTGAATTTGAAAATTCACCGCCTTTTGAAACAGAAATTAAAAATCCTTTCTCCCGCCAATCTTACCATGATTCTCTGTCCTATGAGCAAGGTGAAAAAGAAAAAGAGAAAATTTCCGGTAAAAGAGAAAAAGAAAGAGAGCCTTCGGAAACCTACCTCTGTTTCTCCGCCTTCGCCTCTACCTATGAACGCTTAGCCGGTGTTACCTATCCCTCTGACAATGGCAATTACATTATGACTGCAAAGGATGGTTCAAACTGTAAAAAGTTAGTAGCATGGCTAAAGAAGGTAAGTGCCAGTGAACAGGCTCCAGAGGACATGGTAACAATGTTTACAACGGCAGCATGGCAGATAAGCGATAAGTGGTTAAAGGCTAATTTTACTATAAGCAATATTTACTCCCAGGCAAATAATATTTATACTAAATTTATGTATGCCAATCCATTGGCAAAGGAAAAGAAAAGGCAGGAGGAAATTGATAAACTTGTAAATGAATTTACGTTATGAAAAATAAAAATTATTACAAATCATTAATTGGAACTAAAGCTATTGATAAAGTAATGAATAGAAAAGGATTTATTAACTATATAGCATTTAATAGTAATGATTGGAAAATATGCTGGCTTTCTTTTAAATGGGAGAAAGGAGAATATTTAAGAGAAATCAAAGACCTATCAATAATTAATTCACAACAATTAATTTTAGACCTATGACACAATCACCCAAGGAAAAGGCCGCTGAACTTTTCACCCATTACCACAACCTTATCCAGGACATCGGAGGAGAACTTGGACAAGAGATCCTTGTATCTATCCTGGCAAGGCACTGCGCTCTGTTTGCGGTAAACACATTATTAAACGATAAGCATCCAACAGAAGATTTCAATGAGACATATTATTATTGGACAGAAGTAGAACACGAATTAGAACACTATGAAGAGTAGAGAAGAATACAACGCATACATGAAAGCGTATATGCAAAATAGGAGAGATAATATGACCTTCGAAGAATGGAGGCAATATAGAGACAAATTTAACGCCTACAAAAGAAAGAAATACGCTGAACGCACACCGGAAGAGATTGAGAAATACAAGGAATATCAGAGAAATAAACAAAAATTTTATTACTTTTTAAAAAAACAAAGCAAATGAAGTATTTAGATTTACCAAAAGAAAAAAAAGAAAAACTAAAGGAGTATCAACGGCAGTATCAAAAGAATAGACGCGAAAATATGACAGAGGAGGAGCGGCAAAAGAAACGCGATTATTTAAAACTGTACAGGATAGCTAATAAGGAGAAAATTGCAAGTTATGTAGAAAAGTGGAAATATAATTTGCCTCAAGAAAGAACTGAGAAAAGAAAACAATGGCAAAAGGACTATTACCAAAAGAATAAAGAAAGAATCATTGCAAAAATAAAGGAAAGAAGAGCTAACATGACAGAAGAGGATAGACTTAAATACAACGAGAAGAAAAGGCAGAGGTACAAGATTTGGTATTATTTAATGGAGCCAGAAAGAAAAAAAAAATTAATAGACAACAGTAAGCGATGGATAGATAATAACAAGGAGATACATCGTGAAAGAGTTAAAAAAAATTACCAACAAAACAAAACAAAGAAAGATGAATTTGACAAAGTACCAACCGCACAACCAGGATGAAATAGCCATCATTGAAGCAAGGCCTAACAGGATAGCAAACATTGATCCTAAAGATGCATTTAGGAATGTGTTGAATGTTATCAGCAGCCTCTTCCCAGTGTATGGAATTGATGGTGATCTCACATTTTATTCAACAGTTACAAAAGAAATCGTTAAAACATTTGGGCAGATAGCTGCCAATGAAATTGAAATTGCCTTTCGCCTCTTCGCTGCCCAGTCTCTTGACCTGGATGAAGATGTAAAATTCTACGGCAAAGCAAATATGCACACTATTGGCAAAATACTAAACGCCTACCTTGTTTACCGGAGAAAGATCATTGCAGCTCACGATAACGAAGTCGCTGCCCTTCGGCACAATGCCAATATGGAAGAGAAAGCAAGGAAATCAAGGGAGGAATTATATGCTAACTTTCCAACTATGTTAAAGGAATTTAAAGGTAAGGACTACACCACAGTGCCATTGTACTGGTATGATATGTGTATCCAGTTTGGGATGATAGAATACCAGGAAGGAGAGAAAAGAGCATTATGGGAAGAAGCACAGGCCATAGCATTGAAAGAACCACCGGAGAGCAAGGATCTCATGACCATCAGAAGCCATGCAAAGAAAATAGAACAAGGCAATACAAAGAGAGCAGCCGTTATTGCCCAGCAACTGGCAGTGTGGAGGAAGGTTTTAAAGAAATAGTAACTGGTTTAAAATGTGTTTACAAGGTGTGGGGAGTTGACCTCACACTTTTTTTTAAATTATTTTTATATTTTTATATAATTTATATACATTGTATTTATTTTATTTGTATCTTTGAAAGGTCAACAAGACAAAAGCATTCATCACAACAAAAAACAAACATCATGAATCAGAAAGTTATTTTAACAAACAAGACAACAAACAAAGTATCCTTACGCGTATTTCGTTCAAAAAAAGAATGTAATTCATTTATGAATAATTGGGCTAATACATACACATTTAAAGTTTTAACTACATTTTAATTTAAAGGGCAGTCCATCAACTGCCCTATTTTTTATCACTATAAACAAAACATCATGACACCACAAGAAAGAGATGAAAAAATTGTAGGTATTCTTACAAAATGTTGTATTAATACCCTTGTGAGTAATCTATTTGACAAAAATGGAGTAAAAGTTTACGAGGAATTTTTATACGAACTTAACCAACTACCGGTAAACGAACAAGATTATACGCGCTGTAATAGTTCTCACGCTTTTTTACATAAAACTGCAGTTGAGTATTTGCAAAAAACAATAGTATTTAACGAAGAACACAGAAAATAATGAACCAGGCATCCCAAGACATTTTAGATTATATTGTAGATAATCACCTTGCCCTCCGTGACATTACCGATGAAGGCATAAGCAAGGCTATTGACGCACTGTTTAATTTTAATGACCTACTACCGAAGGAACAAGTGCTATTCAATAGCATCATGGCACAGGCAATAGATTTTGAATGGATAGCCCAACAGTTAAGTAACTGGCAGGAGGAAGAGGAATTAAAAAGATTAGACGCACAAAGAGAAGATTATTATGACAATCACTAAAGCCAAAGTTAAATATAGTGCAGGCGCACCAAGAGAAGGACAATATGGCCCATCCATTAACATCCTCGTTGTCTTTGCCGATGGCAAGGAAGCAAGGATATATGGAAAGCCTGGTGATCCGATACAGAGTTTAAAGCAGGGAGAAGTAATAGATGTCATAGATGATAAAGGTAAATTAAAGTATGTTCAAAGCGAGCCAACGACACAGCAGGCATTGGCATCAATGGAAGATACAGATAAAGAGAAGCCTGACCTTGCAGCTATTGCCTTTGAAATATCTTCTATTTATACACAGGCATACATTGACATTTATAATAAATTAATTGAGGCAGAGATACCACATGACAATGCAACTGCAGCAACTTCTACTATCTTTATACAAGTGTTTCAAAAATTGAGATGAATGACTCTATATGTGCCAGTATCTGCACTGGCACTTTTTTAAAAATTAAAACAACTACTATGCTTAAATTACCAAAAGAACACTTATCTGTATCACAGATTAATCTCTGGGAAAGCGATCCCATTGCATACCAAAAGAAATACTTTATCGGCATTCCCGATCCTCCCTCTCCTTTCCTTGAATTTGGCAAACAATTTGCAAAAGACATAGAAGATTATGCGGCAGGTGTGCAAAGAGATTTTAACTTTCCAGAAGGCTTTTTAGATATGACTTTGATTTATCCTTATGTAGAATACAAATTAGAACATGATTTTGGAGATTTCAAAATGTTAGGATATATAGATAATTGTTCTAAAGATTTTGAAATGGTTATAGATTTCAAGACCGGCACTGCTCCCTGGTCAACACAGAGACTGCAAGAGTCTTTGCAAATGCAGACTTACTCTTTAATACTTTGGTACAAATTCGGAGTAATGCCAACCTCTGTGATCAGCTACTGGAAGACAAAGTTAAAAGGTAAAACATTGTCATGGGCTGGTGAACATGAAAGTTTTATGTATGTATTTAATACTGAAGAATTAACTGCCACAGAGGCAAGAATAAGGAAAGCAGCGAAAGAGATAAGTGAAGCATACGAAAGATATCAAAATAGTGCAATAGGTGAAAGATTTTTCAAATATGCTGAGATTACAAAAGAGTTAAAAGAATTGGAAACAAAAAAGGAATTAATAAAAAGTGATTTAATTGATTTATTGAAAGATAATAAAATGGCTATGGATGTGCATGGTAGTTTAGTATCTTATTCCACATACCAAAGAAAGTCTTATTCATTCTCTAAAAATATATTAGATAAGGAATGTGAAATAGAGGCAATGAAGAAGGAAGAAATAGCCACCGGTATAGCAGAAGAGAAAACAAAGACAGTCACACTTATATTAGTAAAAGATGAAGGAGTGGAATAGTAAGATGTTAGAGATACAGGCTTTCTGCGAAGAAGTAAATGCCTGGATAACTACTGCACCATCAGCAGAGATGTTGGATGAATGCGACGAATACCTACGACAGTTATCTGCCTACTATTCCAGGTACACAGTGATAAGCGGAATGAATGAAAGTATCTTTGCCCAGATGATGATGATCTGCATTCGCGATATGCCAGAGGAGGAGTATAAAAGAATAAAACATTCCTCTACTTTGACAGATTACTACGTTAAAGGAAAGTATCCTAAAGCCACAGCTATCTTTGAACAGTGCAGAGCTGTGCAAAAGTTACTACTTGTCACATCTGATAATTACAGAACATTGCTTAGTAGCTTTAGACAGGAAAGAATATTAGTTAGCCATATGGCAACATAAAGATATTTGCAGACCTCGGAGTTAGGTGATTTACTTAATCAATTAAGCATTTCATTCACATTTAACTGCGTCAGAGGATGAATTGACAGCTTGGAATAGACAGGCAAATAGCAAGGTGGCGGAATTGGTAAACGCTAATTGAAATGACCATTATAGAGCAAGATAAACGCCAGCTAAGTAATGTTTAATGCCTTTGGGTACTGGGTTTTAATAATGGAGATTGTAAATACAAGTATGTTGCTCATGCAGGTTCGAATCCTGCCCTTGCTACTAAAATTGTAATTATGGAAAAAGATAAATCATGGTTGATATTTCCAATGCTTACTTATAGAAAATATAAAGACGGTACAAATGAAATCGGGTTTGGCTGGTTAAATAGAACTTATTGGGTTAAATGGTAAATAAAAAGCAAGGTGGCGGAATTGGTAGACGCAAAAAACTGCAATCAGGTTTATGAATCCTGACGTTAAACAAAAAACTATCAGCGCAGGAGTGCGGAAGCTATGCGGGTTCGATTCCCGCCCTTGCTGCTTTTTGTACACAAGTAATATTAAACCATTTCGTTGACGTCAACAAAATGATAAAAACAAAACAAATGAAAGTAGAACTTTTAGACACATTTGGCAACGATGACATGGTAGCCAATGCTGCCCGTGTGTCCTTCGGCAAAGAAGCCAGTAATTACACGGTTGAGCAGAATGCAAAGCTGATAAAATACCTTGCAGAACACAACCATACTTCTCCCTTTCGCCATCCACAGTTACAATACAGAATTACCTGCCCTATCTTTGTGGAAAGGCAGTTGTTTAAGCACCAGGTAGGATTGACTGCTAATAGTATATCTGGAAGATATGTAGATTTTGAGGACAATTACTATAAGATAGAAGACTTTAGATTACAAAGCAAAAGTAGTAAGCAAGGCAGCCAAGGACATTTAGAGATGTACGATAATGATGCGGCACTAATGATACAAGATGCTGTAATAAATTACTGCGCCACTGCTTACCATGAGCTGTTACAGCTGGGAGTAGCAAAGGAACAAGCAAGAACTATTTTGCCATTAAATTTAGAAACTACTTTTATATGGACAGGCAGTTTATTAGCTTACATCAATTTTTGGAAATTAAGAATTACACGAGATACACAATTTGAAACAATGCAAATAGCTATGGATATGTTATGTGAGTTAAAATTGCGTACTAATGGCTTTGAACATTCACTAAAAGCATTTCATATATGATAATTAATGTTGATGAATTAATGAACGCAGCTGTAAAAGAATACGATGAAGTTAGAGGTCTTCGTTATAACTCCAATAAACTCCGTTACGATCTTATCCCACCATTGGCAAATAAAGAATATGCCAAAGTATGGACACAAGCACTTGGCAAATATCCGGAGGGAAACTGGGAGAAGGGAATGCCTTGGACAGAGGTAATAGCCAGTGCAATGAGACACCTGGAAGCGATAAGACTGGGAGAGGATATAGATGAAGAATCTGGACTACTTCATGCTGCACACCTGCAATGCAATGCTGCAATGCTTACTGAATATTATTTTACTAAACAAGATTTTGATAACCGTAAAAAATACGACAAATGATTTTAACTGACAAGACGATTTTAGACGAAATTAGCGAAGGCAACATTGTAATAGAGCCGTTTATAAAGCAGAATCTTGGCACTAACAGTATTGATTTAACTTTGTCAAATACTTTAATATTATACACAGAAAGTGTATTGGATGCAAAGAAAAAGAATCTAAGCGCACCAATGATTATTCCTGAGGAAGGATTAATTTTACAACCCAATGTCATTTACCTTGCCTCCACTGTCGAATATACAGAGACATTGCGCCATGTGCCAGTGATACAAGGAAAGTCATCATTAGGAAGATTAGGATTATTTGTCCATGTTACGGCTGGCTTTGGAGATGTTGGATTTAAGGGACACTGGACATTGGAGTTGATTGCTGTGCAAAGAATTAGGATTTATCCTGGCATGAAGATTGCACAAATCGTATATCATGAAATATCGGAGATGCCTAAAGTAAGCTATGATAAAAAGGAGGATGCAAAGTATAGTAACCAAGGCAAAGATCCAGTAGCGTCAAAAAATTACTTAAATAAATAACTATGTTAACATCACGCGAAAAACAAAAATTAATTAAAGATGCTGCAAATATATTTGTAGCTGCTGGAGGCATTATTACACTTGCCTTTGCTATCTACTTTATTATTGACTACATTAAAAAATGGCACTGATGGAAGTAGAAATGAATAAATATGTCATTAAATACGAAGATGGCAAAAGCGTATCAGTAAGCGCAAAGAACCTTGAAGAAGCACTGGATAGGTTTAAGGAGTTGCGCATCGAAACGGCTACAAGAGAGATCAGAGTTATGTCATCCTGGGAGATGTTTAATAAACACAAGGGAAAGGAGTAGTAATCATTTTGGTAATTTAAGTTGTTTTCACAGTGCGGAGATTTGCCTTCGCACTTTTTTTTATAATTATTTTACATAAATATATACAAGTTATTTATTTTATATTAGATTTGTAGTATTATTTTAACAATCACTTTAAACACCACAACAAAATGAAAAAGAATTTTAACAATCAGACATTTGAATGGCTATTTGATGATATAAAATCAACAATGCCAAAGATTATTTTTGTAGGTATAATTTTAACCTACCTTATCACAGCAGCACTAAACGTGTATTTTCTTCCACTCCCTCTGCTCTTATCTATTCCTGCATCTCTGATGTTGCAGTTTGGCAGATTTGCCATTGTATTTATTGACTTCTTAAATCCAAGTGAAAAAAGATCTCTGTATCCTGCCAAGGTTGCTGCAGGTGCCACAGTAGTAGCTTTATTAGAATTATATTTTTCTATTCAAGGTCAAAGCACTGGCGCAGAGTTTTATGCTATGTTCTTTTTTATAGGCACAATTATCTGCTTTGGATATTTCTTAGAAATACAATTCATCGAGAAAGGCATAGAAGCCTACGGTATTGGCAGGAAAACACCAAGGAAGCGTAATGTACAAAAGAAGGATAAAGAGCCAGTACAGATGAATACAACAGTGCGCAGCGTTCAATTGTCATTAGCTATCATGTTAGTGCTTGGAGTAACTACCGTAAATGGACAGAATAATCACTTTATCGCATATAATACTGTTGGCTTTGAAAAGATAGGAGGTAAATTGTTGGAAAGAAGTTATTATAGTGTAGCAGATGGAAGTTATACTGTTGATACTATAACTTATGATATGCTATCCGGAATAAATTTGTGGGATGGTTATAGTAACACCACATCTGACAACTGTTTATTTTTGACTTTTGGAACATTGAATTTAGAATATTTGCCATTGATAGGCATTTGGAGACATGGTAATAAATATTATGAGTATCATGATTTACTTAAATTTGTAAGTAAATACGTTAAACGTAACTTTTTAAATAAAAGGATAAATTATGATGAAATATGTAGGCATAGATCCAGCCATGCGGCTAAACGGCTTGGCAGTGTGTGTTATTGATGATAAAAAAGTATATTTTGGAAGATACAAGAATCTCGCTACTTGGATAATGGATAGCTTAACCTGGCAGAATGATTGCGCTATCTGTGTAGAAGATTCTTCGCTCCAAAATATTACCTTTCGCAAACACGCAAATGTAAAAGCAAGTAACAAGATTAGCCGAAATGTCGGCATGAATCAAGGAGCCTCTAGGACTATCATTGACTTATTAGAATTAAATGGCCATAAAGTAAAAGGTATTTCACCACAGCACAAAGGAAGTAAGTGGACTATTGATTATTGTATGTCAGTTATAAAGGCAATGAAGATGGAGGTACATGGAAATAAAAAACTTTCACAAGATGAAATAGACGCTTTCCAAATAGCGTTAATTTCTAAAACCTATTACGAAAATGATGCAAGAGCAGGTTATAAAAAAGAAACTCCACCGGTTGAACCTGGCATACATGGAGGAGACAATGAGACGAAAAATTAATTATTTTTACGTTGATTATTTAGCCACCAGAATAAGACAAGAAGAAACAAAACTTACACTTTTAAAAATAAACAGTCATGGGAATAACTAACTTTTTAAAACCTAATGAAATAAAGCAAGGTCAATTATTGGTTGAGAAATATCCAAAGCCAATAAACAAAAATAACATTGTAAATACAAATAGTGCTTTACTACAATTTTACTCTGGTAACGATGGAGCAGGAAGGAAATTTATAGAATATATGAATCCGGAAAGGATGGCAGCTATATTGTTTATGATTATAAATAATTCAAGTGAAAAAGATGAAGTAAAAGCAAAAGCATCTACAATGTTTAAGAGGATATTAAAGGAATAGGTTAGTGGTGAGTAATAGTGTTTTGTTTGGCCGCAGGTGTTTTATCCTGCGGCTTTTTTATTACCATTCCACACCTTCCTTTATAGCATATTCAAGTATACCTTTGGCGTGAGCCTTGGCTATTGACTCTTGCCATTCTCTGTCTATCATTAACACAGCATCGTTGTAATTAGTAAAGAAGCCATTCTCTGTTAACACAGCTGGCACATTGGTTGCAGTAAGCATTTGGAATCTTGCCTCTCTGTCAAGGTCACCATCGGAGTAATCGTGCCGATGTATCCATCCTGGTGTAGCATCCTTCACCTCTTCGCCTATCAATGTAGCAAGGAGATCCGACTTTGTATCACCTGGCGATGTAAACACTTCCCATCCTCTTGCCTTGGTTGACGCTGCGGCATTGCCGTGAATAGAAACAAGTATAGTAGACTTGCCAAGTGTTGCATAGCTATTTACGAGCTGACATCGTTTGTTTAATGATGTGTCGTTTATAGGCTCATACACTGGCTTTACCTGGAAGCCATAATCAAGGAGGAATTGCTCAAGGAAGTTGGCAACGGAGCGATTAAACACTCCTTCGAAGAACCATCCATAGGCGTGAAATTTACCGTGATTGTGCTGATAACATTTGGAAGGATAAGTGACATATCTATCCGGCCCTATTCCCTTTCTTAATCCACCATGACCAGCATCTACACATACTACAAACTCATTAGCTTTCATTCTGCAAATTGAAAGTTGTAAATTAATTTTTTATCCGTATCCATCGTGTATTTCATCCAAATACCAGCACCTGCTTTTGGAGACAAACCTTTTTCAACTGCATAACCATTAAAGTCAATAGGTGCATTTTGGTAGGTGCCTGTCTTAATGTGCCATTGCTGGTCAACACTTTCACCGTATCGATTTATGCGATTCCTTGTCACAGGAACAATCCATCTATCATGTGTATGTCCACTAATAACAATGTTGGCATCTGGCAGATATACTGCTCTTCTATTTGTCTGTATAACATCTTTAGTTACTGGTCCACCACCACCATATCCGTGATGATATGCCATAATTACTGCAGCTTTAGAGCCATCATCAAGGTAAGCAAACATCCTACAATAAATATAACCAGAATAATTGCCCTGTGTCATTTCTAACTTTTCGCAAATCTTGTCTACTATACCATATTCAATCCGCTTTTCAACGCTTGTTTCATGATTACCAGGAGAATAGAAAGCTAAAATAGATTTGTAAGGCATTAAAAATTCTACGACATCTTTAATTACTTCGTCAATGTACCTTGCTGAATTATACTTTGGATTAAGATCTGCCTTATTGCTTCGAGGATCATATTTACCTTGCATAAGATCAAGCAAATCACCAAAGATAAATACTGGTGCATTTCTTTCCAAAGCTAAATCAAGATGTTGTTTTAGTTTATCTCTGTCACAATGAACACTGTCAAGGTGTACGTCGGAAATCAGTAAAAAATACCTATCTTTTTTGTAAACTTGGAAGTCTTGAAATTGATAAGTATTTGGGAAAATCTTTTGTAGCATAATTTATTTATTTTAAAGGGGAATAGAAACCAATCTATTCCCCCCGGCACTAAGGTAGCGTTTCCTGCTGCGCCTATAACTTAAATCCGATAAGGGCAAAAGCTGCCGAAATCAAAGAAAATTTCGGAGGTAAACTCACAGAAATCTCTTTTTTGGCACACTCACGGCTTGTTTCTTTAATTTTATCCCAAATTATTTGGGCAAGTTTAACGTATTCACGCCATGTAAATTTCACCTTATTATCAGTTAAAAGTACATTGACATCTTGTGCTAATTCAGCAAAATTAAAAGCGTAACAACTAATGTCACCCAATGGTGATTTTTCTGTGTTGGCTGATTTTAAAACCTCTTTGAAATTTGTTTCCATGTTTATTTGTTTTAACGTCTAAAAAATCTCATTATTATTGTTCCAAGATTTACTCCTGTTATCCTTTTTACATTCTCAGCCACACTGAACAACTCTGTGCCAGCAATGATTGAACTTACCATATACACGATTGGTATAGGAATTACAAAGGTCAACTGCGCACCGTGAAAAATCATGATTGAGGTAAAATATACCACTATCTTTTCCGTTGTCCTGTACAGCCCTTTGCTTGTAATTGCCTTGCCTTCCTTCCTTGCTGCCTTGATTCCCGTAATTGTGTCAGCTATAACAACTGCGATTGTGAATAGCAAAAAATGTTTAATCGGAAAGAAAAAGGAAAAGATAAAGCCAGTTGTCAATGCCACGGCAAAGAAATCATAGCCTTGTTTGAGTAAGTTAATTATTATTGACTTCATCATTCCTTTTTTATGAGCCTAACATCATTATCCACGGTTGCAAATTTGCCATTAGCAAATTTGTACAAATCATATTTCACATTATTAAATATAAAGCTAATTTGATTTGTAAAGGTACTAAGTAAAAGATTGGTTGAGATTGTGTACACCTTGCCGTTGTCTGGATTGAAAATAAAACGCTTGTTAGCATTCAACTGTATTTCACCAAGAATATTTTCCCCGTTAAATACCAATGTCCAATCGCCAAGGAATGCCGTTGTATCACGGAGTGCCGTTGAAACATATACAGGTCTGCCACTAATCTGCTGGTGCAAATTGTTGTAGTAATTAATCCGCTTTACCGATTTACTTTTTAAAATCAATGGCTTTGCGTGAATGGCTAATGTGTTGCTTTGCCTTTCAGCATCGGTAACAAGTGCGTTAATGGCTGTTAAGCTATCGCCAAGTATTTGTTTGTTTCCTGTCACCGTGCTATCGCTGAACGTAGTCATAGTGACAATGTAATAAATGTTACCTTGCTTTTGAATGTAAACTGTGTCGCTTACAATGTCTTGCGATAAAGCAAGAAAAGGAAGGAGAAGAAAGAAAAGTATTTTTTTCATGTTATTTGTTTTCTAAAATTAAAATTCTTTGTTCAAGTGCCTTGATAAGGGCTTGTTGTTCCTGTATGGCTTTGGTTAATAAAGGTATTAAATTACTGTAGGCAATACTTAAAGTGTCTCCGTCGCTTCTTACTATCGAATTTAAATAATCTTTATTTTCTAATGTCTGATAAACATCTTGCGCAATAAATCCTAAATGTTTTGTATCATTATTTACAGATGTATTGATATAATTAAAAATAACTGGCTTTAAATTATTTACAATATTTAATGAACTATCCAAATCAACAATATTTTCTTTAATATTTGCATCAGAACCATTAAAATATGCACCTTCACCCCACACTCCTGTGCCATTAACTTGTAAATTATATGTACCTCTGTCTGTTGTGCCAGCTATTTGCATTTCTCCATCTCCTTTTACTCTTACTCTCTCTAAGCTATTTGTTGCAAAAATAACTGGTCTGGATTGTATGGTACCAATAGCTAAAGCACCTATATTATTATTACCACTATATGTTAAAAATTCTAATTGACCAGTTTCACCCGTACCAAAATTACCTGAAGTACCAGATTCTCTTAAAAGAAATTGAGCATAATCATCTATACCTCCATTTCCTCTAAGAGCAAAAAAATTATTTTCAAAAGTCATATCTCCAGCAACATTAAATATACCATAATTATTGGCAGTTGTCATTTGTGTAGCTATACCAACCTTACCAGCACTATTAATGTGTATTCTTTGCGTTCCAGCCGTTGAAAAACCTAATGAATTTGTTGCTGGTAAATACATTCCATTGCCAGTCACAGTATTTGCTGTTGGGTCAAATCTTGTTCCTGTTACAACGCTTGTAAATGTCTTTGCCCCATTTACCGTTTGTGCTGCATAGGTATTGACATATTTTATGGCAGTTGAATCAACTCCAGCACCGCCACTATATTGAGGAATATTTAAAGTTGCTCCCGTTAAAGTAGCTGCTCCACTTGTGCCTGTGGTAGTCAATGTAATGTTGTTTTGTTTTGCTGCAAATCTTGATGTAAGATTTAATGTAGTTGTATCAGCATCTCTAAAGTAAGGCAACAACATATTTGTTGTATCAGCAATATTTAATTTAGACGCTAATCTTGATGTAAGATTTAAACTAAGCGTATCTGATTGCGTAAACAAAAAAGAGGTATCTGCTGCTAAAGTGCCACTTGTTGTAATTGTTCCACCAGTTAAACCTGTACCACCAGTTATGCTTGTGACTGCCGTACCGCCACCAGCTACACTCCAAACATTTGTTGAACGGTTGTAATTGTAGAATCTGTTATTTACTGTATCAAGAATAATATACGCACTTGTATCGCTTAATGGTGTAATTAAAGCAGTATCGTTTAATACGCCTCGGTAAACCAGCCCATCGGCAGTCGTTTGTTCACCCAATGTTATCTTTTGATTTGCATTCCCTTGATATTGTGCCATGGCAAAGGCTGGGAAAAGGAGGAGGAAAAGTATTTTTTTCATGTTTATTTTTTTAGTTTGCTTGCATTATAATCCAATTTGTACCATCACTAACAAGCGTTGCCCATTTGCCAGCACTTGCAGATAAGATTGATGTAGATGCTGAACCACCTGCTAATGGTACTATATTACTTGATGCAGATACAACTGCATTGTTTGTAATTGTTTTAATAAAAAATTCAGTACCCGTTGAAGTTGATGCACTTGGTAAAGTTAAAGTAACTGTTCCTGCATTATTTACGATTACCCATGTATTTGATGTAGTAATAGATGCTGAACTAACCGTAATTGTTTCAACCGGTCTTTGAATCGCTCGTTGAAATCCAACAATATTAGTAAATGTCTTTGCTCCAGCAAATGATTGCGTGCCAGTTGTAACAACACCACTGGCAGTTGTTGAAGCATTGGCAATCGTTATTGAAGGAGTTGTTGTTCCATTAGCTACTGATATAGGCAAAGTGCCTGTAACATTTGTAACTGTACCACTGCCTCCTGTTGCACTCAATGTGCCGCTTGATAAAGATAATCCGCTGCCTATTGTAACTGTGGCAAATCTATCTGTGGAAGATAATCCTGCAAGCCTTGTAGCTACATAGGTGTAATCTTTAAATACTGCTCTTGCATTA